CTTTAAAAGATAACAAATTTTATTGCAGTCCATAAGTAAATCTTCTATTGCCGCAATAAATCCGTAGTTTTGATCTTCTTCTGCTTCTTCTCTTGCCCTTTTCAACCCTGCCTCCAATTCTTCCACCAATCCGCAAAGTTTTTTACAGAGTTCGGCCGGAGTTGCCCATTCTAACTCCGGGACTGAGTTCATGATAGATGCCGGAATTTCAATCCCAAGACCACGAACCTGTTCGGCCATCGGGTCAAATTTTTCCGCAAATGTCTCATAAACCTTCTCAAATAAGAGGTGGAAGTGATAGAAATCGACTCCTGTAACGTTCCAATGCGCGAGATGAGCTGCCTCAATGATATTATGTTGGAATTCTAGTACCTGGATATATACTGGGTTCATTGGTCTTGATAGGCTGGATTAGTGGAAAGATTTAGGTCTTGACGCGCGGAAGTGAGAGGATTAGAGTTTGGAACAGTTCCGATTTTATTCCTCCAGAGTCCTGCATCGATATTTAACTTGAACCATGGCGGATATGGATCTGTATTACCTTTAATACATTTCCAGACTTTTTGCAATGATCCTGAAGTAACTTTTGATTGATCTACTATTCTATTACCCTGCGAATCAAAGATATATGCTACTCTAGGAATAAACTCATAGGTGGCTGTTCCATCTAGTTGTGGATTACATGTGGTATTTAATGTATCTGAAACTTCCCTCTCGCATCGTATATCTTCCACGACATACTCTTCAAAACTATCAACTCCGAGTTTTCTTCTCCAGATAGCCAATCCGGTAGTTTTTCCATCATTTGTGAGTAGGCAACTTCTTTGGGGTAAGAAGTCTTCAATAGAGATCGGATCAAATGCAGCACAGGGTTGGGAGTAAAATCTACCATCGGAGATGGTCACTTCAACCGTGAAGTTCATCTCATATATGAACTGAGATGCTTCAGTGACTTGGACAAATCGTCCCGCTCCTGGTTCAAATCCTGTCTGAAACTCTAATCCGGGTATTTCTGGCACCCATCCAGTTACAGAGTCATAGATAAGATCCATGATAGGTAGGGCAAAACTATGCCCTTCTCTCTGAACCTGTTTTTGGATGATTGTGATCGAGTAGTTAAGAGATCTATTCCTCACTGTAGGAATATAGGCGCCCTTGTTTGGATTGTTTGTATTTTCACTAGCATAACTAACGATAATCATCGTTTGCTCTGCCACTCTGCCAGATTCATCCAACTCCTCTGCAAGACGAAGTACCACAGCACTTTGGCCTATAGTCTGATGAACTCTCTTATGAAGTTGATTTTCAATCTCTAAAAGCATGCGTTACCACTCTCCACCACTGATAAAGTTTTGTAGTTCCCAGTTACCAGTTAGATAATTATAGAGTAGAGCGTCGCCGGGCTTCACGCCTCTTACAAAATTTACATTAGAAAGATCCTGAATTCTCCTAGTATTTTCTAAAGCAAGGATGTATTGACGTAATTCTGCTACAGATTGCTTATATTCCGTACCATCAGGGAATACTCCTATTTTCCCGCCAAATTGCCCATATATACCATTGGAGTAATAACATCCTCCGTCATCTCCACTCTGCAGAAAGAGAAATCCTGACCCGTCCGCGGGCCCGGGATTGAATGGATCGTAGCCGTATGGTTGATTGCTCATGGTTAGAATGTGTCGCCTTCTTTCAGGCCATTAAAGTTGTCAAATTCTCCGTCAGTAGATTCCGTCTCATTAACAGAGATAAAGATATCTCCATGGTGGGGATCTACTGCTTCGGAAGTGTTTGTAAAAGAGGCAAGGTCCCTTGTGGTTTCCAACGCATCAAATAACTCATTGGCCTCAAGTACCGACTCAGGCATGAGTCCTTCGATTCCACTAACAGAAGCTGAGAGTCTCTCAGAATCGTAGCGAGTGGCCTTTGTGGCCTCCTTACGTGGGAGTTGCCACCAACGATTATTCCCACCCTCGCGAAGGACCCAGCGGCTTGTGGAAGGTTCTGTGAAGCTCCTGCCTCTGCTGTGAGAACTGCGGGTCATGGTGCATCCACTCTTCCAGTATCTATAGGCCTCTTGCCACTTCAGACCCGAGGAAGGAGTTGACTTTGCTGCCCACAACTCTAATTGCTCTAGAGCTTTTTCTGCAGCGTCAATGACCTGCTGACGAGGGCGAAGTATATCTAAATACCAGCGGGCAATTATGGCTTGAGTGCGACGATAAGATCCTGCAATAAGAATCTTACCCTGAGGTGGAGCTGTGATAATGTAATTATTGATTAACGTAGCAGCGTCATTAAGAGCAACTTGGATCTTATCGACATTAATCTGATTACCTGTTGGATTATCGATATTTGAGAGTTCGACTGCTTCTTGGTAACCAAATACTTCTACAAAGTATTCCACAGTGGCGGGATTGCAATTATCTGCAATACCAAACTCATCTGGGTAGGGGGAATTGGGCATAATCAACGCCTATCTATCTTTTACTTTAAACCAAGCAACATTTCTCACCTCTATATGATATAATTTCATCATGCACTTTAAGTCTTTAGCTTATGCCTTAGACAGAGACCTAAGGAGGGATAGGTTTGTTTTTAGAAGAACCGCCAGGGCGATGACTTCTATGCTAGAGAATGGTACATCTAATGTAACCTTTAAAGAATTAGAAGAACTAGAGAATCTATTGATATCCAAGGAAAATTTTACTGATGAGCATCTCATGGAACATCGATTAAATGATCTTTTTGGAAATGAATCTAATAACAAATTGTTTGCAATTAACCTAGAGGCTGGTGTAAAACTCCTTGAAGTAATACGCAATAAAAAAGAGGCCCTAAGGCCTCCTTTATAATCTCGAGTAGGTTAAACTCAGCTTCCAACGGGGTTGTTGAAGATGAAGCCGGAACCACACTTACCAGTTTCGCCCATGCCCACGAGCTCGAAGCTACGCTCGACAAGGATATCACCGGTGAACACTCTACGCTCAATGTTGAAACGCTCAGGAGTGGCGATAGGATATCCGCTTAGGGTGTAGGTGTAAGCGAAAGCAGGGTTACCGTAGTTGGCGTCCATGGCGGGCATGAAGCCATCAGTCGAACCCGAAGGATGATAGAAGAGAACAGCAATGTTATTGTAGATGTTCTCAAGCGCACCAGTTTCCTGATTGAGCTTAAGTCTACGGGCAACACGGATCTCGTCAAGACCGAAGATCTGAGCTAGGGTCTTCTCATCAACGAGAACACCACGCTGCATGAAATCACGGATACGCTTGTTACGCTTGAGGGCGTTGAAAGCGTCAGGTGAGATCACCATCTTGTTAGGATAGATACCGATTTGTGAACGGACTTGCTCTTTGGCATCATCCATCAGAACTTCAACGTCAGCGGTAGGTGAGTTGAATTGATCGGCTCCTCCGTTATAGGTGGCAAGATTGAGAACGTTACCAGTCTCATACTGAGTATTATCGGTTACTTTCTCGGCCACTTGGACTTCCCAAGATTGCATGAGACGATTAGCGGCGTCCTTAGCAGCAAACTGACGAAGGTCAATTTGAGCGGCGCCATTCTTGGCCTCAGCAGCTACCTCTTCGGCGATTTCCCAGCTGATCGCTTCCTGACGGAGGGCGAACGAACGGGTTCCGAATTGGTTCTGGATTTTCTGGATGTTGGTTCCAGGGCTGCGCAGGAATGACTGAGCAGCAAAAGCTTCTTTGCCGAACACGAGTGTACGACCAGCTCTGGTATTCATAGATACCGAAGGAGCAAAGAAGGTTGCTACGCCTTCAGAGTTTTTGTAACCCTGGGCGAGTTGCGTAAGAATAGGGTCAATTACGCGTACCTGATCTAAATTCATCATGATTGTTTACTCTCCTTTAGTACCTATCAAGCTCCAGCTTCGTTACCGAGCTTAACGCGAATATACTGACCGGCACCAGCCGAAGTAACCGCATCAAGGGCACGACCTAGAACCACACCAGAACCACCGTCATTAGCTTGGCCAGAGGCATTAGCTACAACAGCGTCATCTACAGCAAAAGTAGCGGTGGGGTCGACTTCAACAATCACAATACCTGAAGTTACCACAGAGGCGAGACCCTGGTAGGGGAATACGCTGGGCTTCAGAGGAGTGGTTGAAGGATTGAGTTGGCCTTCATAGACCAGGGTTGAACCGTCATCTACTTGATAACCTTTGGCGGTAAGTTCGCCTTGGCCATAGATGCGGTATACATTCACACCAGCGGCATAACCACCAGCGGAGGGGTAAGCGCCATCGCGCTTAATGAAACGATGAGCTTCGAGACCATTGGTGAGAGCCGTAGCGTCAGTGACAGTTACGGTCTCTACATACTGGTGATCGAAGGACATATAACGTGGATCAGTTGCCATGTTTTAATCTCCTTATGAGTCAGATAAGATAGCCTTCAGAGCAATGGTATATTCAACGCCCTTTTCCTCAGCGTACTCCAGTGCTTGGACGTGGAGATCAGCAGTGGCTGGATCGTAGACATACCCCGCGGCCGAAGGAGTCGGTTGCTTCTTGGCAGCAGGTGCCGAAGCGGGGGTGGCAAATTCTTCAAAGCTTACCATCGAAGGTAGCTTGTCAAGTACGCCTTTGAAGAAATCAAATTGAGAGGCTTTGCCTGTCTCGGAGAAATTTACCGAGTTTTTATTGTTAAGGGTTTCCATGAATCTCACAAGATCGGCTTTAGCAACGATCTGCTGAGTCAGTTTGCCCTCGGAGTAGAGAACCTCACAGAAATCGGAAATTTCCTTCTCTCTCATGAGTTTTCTCTGTCTCGCAAGTTCCTCTTCCAATTCGGCTACCCGGGCTTGAAGGTCATTCTGTCCCTGAACTCCCATAGCACGCTCGCTATGATCCAGAGTTCCTGTAGCCTCTGCGCTCTCTTCGGAGTGCTCGGAGGTGGCTTTCATGCGGTTTTTCTCTTCTTCATCCTCTTCTTCTTCATAGCTCTTGCATCCTTCACCATGCTCAGAAGTTGTATCTTCTTCAGCATAGACCTCTTCTCCCTTGGGTTCTTCAGCTCCTTTTACATCCTCAGAGCTGGGCTTTTCCGCCTCGGAGGGCTTTTCACCTTCCTTAACAGCTTCTCCCATGTCTTCGGTCTTCTCTTCACCATCCTCTTCTTCTTCTCCCTTTTTAGCTTCAATAGCCTTTTTAAGTCCTTCGGGCATTTCGCCGTAAGACATTCCTCCTTTATCTTCCATCATGGAAGCAGCATCGGTCTTAAGAGCTAACGCCTTGATTAACTCTTCAATTTCATATTGGGAGGCAAGTTCAGCGATCTTTTCGTCTCCGCCTTCTACCTCACCGGAGATGTCCTCGGTATCCATGTCTGATCCCTCATCTCCGCCTTCAGCAGGCATTTCAGAATCGGTATCATCACCTTCCATACCTTCTCCCTCGGCATCTTCAGCGGGCATTTCTCCGCCTTCGTCCTCGAGTCCTAGATCATCTCCTCCTTCTTCCTCTTCCATGCCCACTGACGGGGTCATAGAATCTCCGCCCATTTCAGACTCCATTCCGGAATCCATGGCATAATCCATGTCATAATCGGCGGGGGCACCGGTCTCTGAAACCTGATTACCACTGTCGTCATATACATTGGCTTTAGGAGTTCCGCCACCGGCTCCCCCACCAATATTGATATTTACAGTCATTCCCCCTTCGCCGTGGTCAACAATTGTGGATTCCACCGAAGCAGGAGTTTCTGGTTTGGTTTTTTTCCTAGCCATAGTTACATTTTTTCCTAGATGTTCTTTAAACGAAATAGAAGACTCCCCTTCGGAGGGGGTTATTGTTATCGTTTCTTGTTCGGATTTCTCCGAAAAAGCAGTTAGCCCCTTTACAGCAGGGATAGAAACCAAACCAAGATGGCGTAGGGAGAGTTTCCCAGGTGTAGGATTCGTTTCTGCCTCTGGCAAATAAAATGAACTACTTACTTTTTTAAACACCCCATCTTTGATGAGTTGTTCAGCCTTAGGGGTAAGTTCGACCTTACCCCAAAGTTCTTTACCCTTTCTCCAAACTTTTTGTACCCAGCCAAGAGCAGGTGTACCGTCTTGTTGATCGTGACCGATGATCAAAGGGGCCTCGTGGTGTCTAGGATCGTAGGAATTAACGACCTGATCGAGGTCTTGTTCGGTGAAGACGAGCTTTTGGCCCGTAGAAGAGATCTGCGGGCCTGCTCTGAACATCTCCACAAAAACAACCTTTTTAGGTTGCTGAGTGGAGAGAGGTTCATTAGCGTTGAGTACTTGTTCTTTCATTTATCAGAATACAGTAGTTGTATCAAGGAAAGAACTGAATCTCTCTTCATTTCTGGAGAAAGAATCACTTAGTTGGGCAACTTGACCAGCCGGAGTTCTTACAATGGTAACGAGTAGACGCTCAAGGGTTGGGCTTGTGGCCACGTATACATCGAGTCTTACCGTTCCATTTTCTAGATCGGTTGGGTTGTTGTTTGCAGAAGAGCAGATAACCATATAGGCTTGCTCAGGTCTCGAGCCAAACAAAGCACCTTGGCGGAAGAATTGACCAAGGATCTGAGAGGCAATAGACTTCACGCGGGCATATACCGTGCCTGCGGAATCGATCTGCTCGAAAAGAATGTCATCAAAGCTTCTTCCCATAACGTCAATAAGGACGTTGAGGATGGCGCGAGTGTTGACAAACTTAAAGAGTTGATTGGAGGATAGTGTTCTAGCACCCCAAGCAACAATGCCTCTGTTGGGAAGAGAGCGGATCGGATTGAGTCCGAGGGCATAAGTGACTTCTTGTTGTTGGGCAGAGATCTCAAACTTAAGCCCAGTTGCACCACGTAGTGGGTATCTAGCACCCGCGGGAGGCGCTTGGAATCCTTCATTGATGTAACGTGAGCAAGCAATACCTGCCACGAAGCTTGAAGGAGCAACAAATCTATCGTCAAGATTTCTTACATAAGGAGCGTAGTATGCGGCATGGCCGAATGGCACCCCAACAGTGCTCTTGATTAGATCAAGCTCATCCTGGACTTTAGATAGAGATACTTCATCGGCACCACAGTCAATGAGTGCGATGTGCTGAGTACCAACAATGCCTTCGGTTGGACCAAGCTTACCTTCAGCGGCCTTAGTTAGAGCCTGGGTAATCTTGAGACGCTCTTGACGAGCTTCGAAAGCACTTGCAAAATCCCCAGATCCAACTTCATAAGTTAGAACGGTATATGCTTCAGGGGCAAAGAGGAAGCCGGGGGAAAGTACCTTGGAGTCCATACCTTGCTCAATAGCATACACAAAATCATTAGCTTTTGCGGTAGCAGTTAGCTTATATGATTCATATTGTGGATTTTGATCTAAAGATACAAGTTTAACAACATTCTCATCGGCAACTCCGAATCTATTACGACCTGGATTCACTGGTGATGAGATACCATTATTAGATGTAATCTTGAGTTTTAGAACATAGTCAAATGAGAAGAAGCCATTAGGAATTGACTTATCTAGAGCAAAAGGAGCTCCAGCAGCAATTGTTACATCCTTTGGAAGAACGGTGGCTAAAGTATCAGAAGAGACGGATACGATAGTAAATCTGATTCCATTAGCTACAATCACATCTCCAGGGGCAATTTCTGTAAGGAACTTAGTTCCAGTACCATTAACTGTTCCGCTTAATGCTCCGGGGACAACTTGAATTGTTCCAGTGAGTGAGATATCGGAAAGCTCTGGACGGATGTAAGGAGAACCTGCTTCTGAGATTAGATTAGAATATTTATGTCCGTTATTTGGAGCATAAACAGTACCCCCACTTGCAATAGGATCATAATCAATGGCCTCTACGGTGTAATAACCGTCGAGTTCTTTTTCCACAAGAATCTTATTGATTTCGGTGACAAGACCGTCGGTCAACTCTTGAGGTGTTCCGCCATTGACGATAATGGCTCTATCCTCTCCAGCAACGTTTACATAGAATACTTGGACGGAATCTGGAAGATATCCAGTACGTGTATCTACGTCACCTGTTGGAATTTCAGTGCCACCAGCAAATTCGGTAAATGTAGCAGTTCCACTATCATACTGCCAGTATGAAGCATCTCCATCAGCCCACTTAAGAGGAGCAGGATGACCTGAAGTTACATCTTTTGAGATAGCAATAATCTTCTGATCAGGAATAGAACCCGCAGAAGAATATACGTTTTGATCAACAAGGAATGCTTTGAGGATATCTGATTGCTCGGAAGTTGGAAGATACGCAAGCTTACGTATTACTACTTCAGCGCCAGGAGCTCCGGTGAATGTCTCTGGAAGACCACCTAATGTGCTTGATAGTTGAACTACATCTCCGACTTTATTAACTACATAATATGTGGTATCAAAGTCAAGACTTAATGTCCCTTGAGTAGTACCTTGAAGAACTACAGCATCTCCATCGCTCAATCCAACAGACGAAGTAAGTGTGATCTCATCATCTGCGTCATTAAACCCTGCCACTGGAGCAGCATAGGCTGTAGAAACCTCAAGCAAATATGCGCTTAATGCGCTACCTGACTGGAAAAGAATAGGTTCACCGGTGGTAGTATCTCTAGATACACATTTGAAATTGATTTCTTTTACAGGAGCAAAAGATTTAACAATGATTTGATTATTCAAATCAAGAGGAGCAGCGTACGTAGTATCGCTAAATTGATAAGCAACAAATCTATCTACAGAAGGAAGATTTCTTGTATCACGTGAAAAAATTCTAAATTGACCGGCTAGAGCCTCAGTAGCGTCTTGTTCAATGCGATAGAAATCAGAGAATCCATCACCATTCCCCGCGAGGAACAGATAAAGATCTCTAGCATTATCAGCTTGATCAAGAGCAGTAGTAGTAATTACGCGAATTGGATCGCCATCGGCATCATTTACGCCGATAGGTGTACCAAAATATCGCCCATTTACCTTGATGGCAAACGCATTGTAACCAGCACCAGCACTTGAAGCACCCAGATCAATTACAGTTTCCGGGGTCGGAGATACTCTGGTGAAGTATAGGATACCGTTAACTCCCACGTTATCAAAGAAAGCCTTTACCGCGTCATAGGAGGCGAGAGCCCCTCTATTAGTATCAGGGATTGTTCCGCCAATCTTTTCAAGATATTCGGCAGGAGATCCTACTTGAGTTGGGATATAAGGTTCGTAGATAGAGTAAGCGTTTACAGCATCTTCACCATAATAGTCCTCCGTGGGAGTCGTACCAAACATATATCCCACAGCATGAGTAGCAATGGGTTGTGGCAGACCACCAGTTGAGGCTTGGGTTACAAAAACGCCGGGCCGATTCAATGTCGAAGCATTGATTCTAATAGGATTGGCCATAAGAAATTGAAGACACTATATCTTTCACTTTATCCTTAAACAAACAGCGGTTTTAAACTCGTTTATACAGACGTCTCTTCTGATTTATACTGCTGAAAGAGCTCATTCATCAGCCAATCAGGACATGACATACTTCCGCATCTTCTGATCTCTAGGATTTTCATTGCCTTCCTAAGGATCTTATTAAAGTCATTTGTATCAACGTATCTTGCACTTACCTTTATAAAGGATTTTAATTCCAGCGTGTCCTGCTTCAGACAGATGGAGCAGAGTATAAGAATGAGTTTTAAATGCTCCGAATCTGTCATTATGTGTCTTTATTAATTGAATCTATTGCATCTTTATGGATTTGTGTCATTGCGATAAATTTGGTCATTGGCACTTTTTCCATTTGTGATACTCCAAAAAAAGAACCCTTTTGAATGGAGTAACACTGTATCAACCAATTATATTTAGGCATATAATTGATGAGAATATTCTCATTAAATTTTTCAAAAATTTTAAAAGAAACTCTCTTTGTAAAATTCTTAAAATCTACCTTTGAAATGCAAAAAAACTCTAAAATTTGGATCATATCGTTAAAGGATATGACTTTCTTTTCCTCTTCTTTAGGAAAAAAAGTCTCCAAAAACTCTAGATCTTCTCCACAAATATCCCTGAATGAAATTTTTCTCTCTTTTGAATCAATTAGAGTTATTGTGTAATCATAATTTCTTATTACTTCAAAATCATTCTTCTTCGTCATTAAGACCTAGTAGTTCATTAATTGCGATTCCAAGTTTACGGAGTTGTTTTGCAGTTAATTTTTTAGCATCTTTCAATGTAAATTTTCTCACTCCCTGATCGGGGGAATGAAGAATGCAAATTGTTTGCAAAGTGGCTTCTACCTCAGAGATGCTTTTATTCTCTGAAATTTTACTGATCTCGATTAGATCACTGGCGGAAGGTTCCTTTAGAGTTAGATATCTACCAGGTGAGAGTTCAACAGAAATTACCTCAGGATCTCCAAAATCAAAAATATCATCTTCAGCGATGATTTGAGAAGAGTTCACTGACGCGTCTCTCGTCATTTTACTAACGGCGGCCATAGTTTATTCGATGTGTCCCTTTCTTTAAACCCTTTTGTTTAAAATTAATTATGGAGGATTCAATAATAGATACTGATTAACGTGGCCGTTTTTAAGAATCCGTATAAAGAATGGCAAAATCTAAGAAATACCTCCGACTATAGAAGTACTGATACCCAAGTAACTTCGATAGTACGTCAACAACTTTCTCAATCTGAGTACCTCAGATCTTCAAACAGAGTCAATCCTGGACCTAATAGAAATCTTAGGGTAAAAATTGCTGAGAATAGCGCCCAAATTCCTCACGTTTTTGGTTCAGAAGATATGTGGGGATGGCAAATCTGGTCCTCTAGAAAATATCAAAGCAATCTGGCCTCTGTTGTTATAGCTCCTGGATTGCTTCTAGAAGGCTTATTGGAGCAAGTGCCTGGCGTAAGTTATCATCCATATAATAGTGTTGGTGGCGCGTCCTATTCCGAATTTTATTACTTCTATTCACAAAATAGTACTTATTCGTCACAAGATCTAGATCTTTCTCTCGAAGGTGATCCTATCATTAGCCCACTACCGCCTAGTGGATCCACAAATAACATTTTTGGTATTCCAATTAATATTGATGCTTTAGACACCAATTCCTTTAACTACGTAATGATCTATAATCCGTCTTCTAATTCCTTTAGCTTCACCTCTCCATCGAGGCTTATTGGTCTTGCAGATAATGACGGAGATCCGGATAATATGGATTTTGGTGGGTATTAATTACTACTAAGACGGTCAATTAGCCCCTCGTTTAAATCTATATTAGATTAGACTTACTTTTATTACCCATGGCATTACCACGTCTACAGCTTAGAAGGGGTACAGGAGCTCCTTCTGGAAGCATTGCTATCGTTGCAGAACCATTTTTTGATACGACAGGTCAGGATTTTTATGTAGCTACCTCTACAAATACTTTTTCAAAAATTGGTGGTAGTTCATATTCTGCAAGAGTCGATGAATTTTTAACTGCCTCAGTTGCCTCCACCTCTACCGGTGCGGTGGTAATTAAGGATGCTCAAGCAACACAAAATTCAGTTACCATTGATGTACCTAGTACTGTAACCACTTCTTATAGTTTTACTCTACCTGCGGTTGCTGGTACTAATGGCTATCTTCTCCAAACAGACGGTTCGGGTAATACCTCTTGGGTTGCTCCTGTCGTTGGCTATACTAAGTGGACTCTTTCTGACGGAACAAATACTCAAGATGTTAATGACTCCGATACCGTAACCATTACTGGTGGATCTGGTATTGGTGCAGTTGTATCAGCGACGGATACACTGACAATCAATCTCGATATTAATGAATTGACTAGCGAGGCGGCTATTGCAGACGCCGATACCTTTGCGTTCTATGATGCAACCGCCGCGGCAAATCGTAAGGCAACTGCAGATAATCTTCGTGATTATGTTCTCGGTGGTGTGTCTGGAGACATTGTAATTGATGCCTCCGGAGTTGCTTCGATTCAGGCTAACTCTGTTGCTCTTGGTACTGATACAACTGGTAACTATGTTCAGTCAGTTGCAACCTCGACCACTGGTGGTCTTACAGGTGGTGTTGCAGCGGCTGAAGGTACTACTCCGGATATTGCGCTAAAGAACAACGCAAACTTCTCCGCAAATACAGTTCTAAAATGGGATGATACTAATAATCAGTTTGTAAACTCATTAGTTTCGGACGATGGTTCCACTGTAACTATTGCTGGTAACCTCACCATCAATGGAACTACCACAACAGTAAATACAACTAACACATCCATCACGGACCGACTCATTGAGTTGGCGGCTGGTACCACCGGTGCTCCTACCGCCGATTCTGGTATTGTTATTATTCGTGGGGATCTTGATAATGTATTTGTTGGCTATGATGAAGGAGCCGATGTCTTTGTCGCTGGTACAACAACAGGTACTGGTACGTCTACTGATCTCGCCCCCACTCCGGTTTCTTTCCTTGCTAAATCCTATGTCATTACTGACGCGGCCGGGACAGGTGAAGAGGTGATTGGATACTTAGCTGCTGGTGGTGCATATTCAGGCTCAGCTGCTGGTAGATATTTACAAAATGTAATTGTAGATTTCGGAACTTACTGATATAATTAAAAATTGAATAATTAAGCATGGAAAAATTTCAAGTTGATTATGGCACTCTTATGAGTGCCTATCAATCTAAGTTGAATGAGTTTACCCAACAACTTGTTTTTAGTGACGCAAAGTGTATAATTTTGGAGGCAAAAATAAAAGAACTAGAGGAATTAGTATCTTCTCAAGAGAAAAAAATAGGAGATTTAG